GAAATGATTAGAGCTGAAGTTGACGGTTCTGTATGTCTATATTACGATGACTCTGCTAAGTTATGTACTTGTTCATCAGGTTCTAGAACTACTGGAACCCATTGCGCTACAACGTGTTTACGATCAGCTACAGTTTGTAGTACGGGTTGTTTACGTGGATCGTGTGTCTGCGGTACTAGTACTGTTTGTAGTCCTACCGTCTGCGGTACTAGTGCTGTTTGTAGCCCTACAGTATGTGGTACTACCTGTGGTAGCTTTTGTACGTTATACCTCACAAATCTACCTACATCGTCATGCTGCTTATGCGCCGGCGCTGTATATAACGACGGTGGTTATCTTAAGATCGTTTCTGGTTGCGGGTGCGGGTGCTAATGGTAAGATGGGGTAATTAAAAGCCCATTAATCTCTTACGAGCATGCTCAGGACCAACGAAACCTGAATGCCGGCTACTAAGACCTGCTGAAACCAGTAGAGCGTTGCTCATGTAGCATCCTCCGGCCGCTAGTGGATCTCCTAAGTAGTACTGGACTTCAATACCGCTATCTTTATGTCGATGACGGGAATGTCTACTTGCTCTTTCAGAGGCGTGTCCTGTTCTTAACGCAACTGTAATACCTGATATAGAAGAAGCGACAATAGTTGAACCCACAGCACTTAAATGACCATGATGGCTTCTTGTTTCAGTAGCTTCCGGAGAAATTAGCTCATATTCAAATATCATAGGATGTTTTCCACCTTTTGAATTAAGGTTGCCATATCCTTTAGACGAGCATGTTCCTGTGTATAAAGGTGCAACTCCACCATCAGGAATAGCGGTGTTTGCTCCTGCGGTGTTATCGCAAAGAGTAGGTGGGTTCCATAATAACTGAACAACAGGGTGTGTGCCAATAGCTCCAAGCTTTTTAATTCCTAGAGATCCAGAGAGTGGATTTCCATTTTCTTTGGCTGGTAGTGTAGCTATCCCGCCTCCAACAACGCCAATACCACCAGAAAGAAGAGGGGTATCACCGACAACCTCCGAGCCTGCAGTTAAAGAAACAACTTTTGCATTTGCATTTGAACAGGTCGCATAATATCCAGAGCCTAGTGCTAATTCCGGATAACTTAGTAATTGTGCTGATAATATTGAATGTGAAAATGTATTATAGGCCATGTAATTATTTATTAAATAAGAGTTACTTTATTCGGAGTTTATACAAAAAAACGGCGAGACTTTCGTCTCGCCGTTTTAAGATTGTCTCTCGACTGCTGCTTAATCAGCGATGTACTATTAGAAGTACACTGCCGTTGAGCCAGGAGTAAACGCAGTACCAAGTCCCTGAACAAGTATGACATGGTAGTAGAGATTCGCTCCGAAGATGTTGTCAACAACACCATAACGAGTAAGCAAGCCAACACGTGGTGCGAAGTCGTTAGGACCGATAGTTCTCTGAACCATGACTGGAATGTAAGGACAGTAAATGATACCAGTATCGTAGAACTCAGGACCCTTATAACCAAGCAATGCGTACTCAATACTCTCTTGAAGAGCTCCGCCAGGACCTCTCACGTAGTTATTAGTACTAGCATTAGTGTAGTTAGGATTGTTCTGAACTTCCGTTCTAGTATCACGGTAAACGTTGAATCTTCCACCTACTGAACCAATCTTCGCAATGCCAACAGGCTGTGTGTTAACATCACCCTGTACAGGTACCCACTGGAATTCAGGGAGCATCTCAAGGATGGCGCAAACACGAGGAGTTGCAACAACAAAGTTTGCAGATCCACGTCTGTTACGGACGGCGATACGATTGGCTTCAATGATAAGACGCTGATAGAAGTCCCTGTTACGCTCAACCAACCAACGGCCGTCTGCAGATGCAGGCTGCCAGATTGTGTAACCAGGTCCATAACCGGCTCCAAGAGCAGATTGGATCATTCTCATGAGCATTTCACGGTCGATCTCAGCCTGAATCTCATACGACATAGCGTTTGTGATTTCGGCGTCAATATCGATACCGTTCATGTTCTTAAGGTCTTGCTCAAGCTCGACGGACCAACGTGCGCCAAGGCGGCGTGTGCCGGCCTCAACAGCGGTCTTCTCAAACTTAACCTCAACCTGAGGAATGCTTCCAGTGATCTCAAAGGCGGAAAGAATCTGAGCAACACCCGTATCCTGCGCTGCGAAGTACCAGTCTTCTGAGCCACTAAGGCGCTGAGACGATGTACCTGTAAACGTAGTATCGAGGAGCTGGTATCCAAGCTCGTCATCAGGAAGGCCGGCTGTACCGGTCTTCCACAGACCTCCGTCTGCTCCATCACCAGCGACAGTACCAGAAGGTGCACCATCGGTGCCGTCTCCTAATGTTTGACTCTGGTAAGCATAACGAAGAGCGAATGCCAATCCAACAGGACCAGACATAGGTTGGACACCAACAATCTCGTTGGTGATAAGCTCAGGGAACGTACGACGAATCATCGGTATAAGCACTTTAGGAAGACGGGCATCTCCGTTTGCATATGTGTCGCCAGAACCAATGTTCTGTGCGGCAGCGTTTGGTCCGTACAACGAACTCATGGTAGATCCACTACCAAAAGAACCGTTAGGTCCGGAACCAGCAACGTTGGATTCCTCGATACACCACTTCTCCTGGTTTTCCAGAAGGATGGCGGTGTTTAAACGAGTATGATCGTCTTCGATAGGCTTAACACTATCAGAAGAATACTCCAAGACAGGGGCCCACTTCTCAAGAAGTGTATCCGCTCTATCTCTATCAATAAATGATTGTGGTTTATTCATAATAAGACGTTTCCTTTCATTTTACCTCATGGACTTAGCATTTCGGACTAGTCCAAGTTACTCAGGTGTCAAGCACCTCATTGTTCAGGGTTGAAATTATTTGTGATGCCTTTCTAACTCCGCTAAATAGGGGTTATAAGGCTTCTTCTCTTCCTTCTTCTCTGAAATTCGTTGTACAGGAGCATCAGCTTTTACTTTACGCTTTTTATATGCTTCCTCCTTTATTACTGTAAGTCTTTCTTTTTCTTTTCTATCAAACAACTTAGCAGTATAATTAAAATTTTCTTCAATAAACTTGGGTGATTTATCACCTAAGATCTTAATCAAGTAGTTTTTCTTGCTCTCTGATAAATTAGCCGTCCAAGCTTCTAACATTAATTGCGAGCTTTGCTGCGAATACGCTTCTTTAAGTGCCGTATTCTCCTTTGCAAGCTTATTGACTGTGTTAGTTAATTCGTCAATTTGGCTCTTACCGTCCATTACAGCTTCTTTAACAGACTCACTCATGAGCGTAGAGTCAACTGCAAGTACCTTTCTTAAATTACCAAGCACTTCTCTAGCAGTCCTATTCTTCGTGGCTTCTTCAATAGCATGTGTGGGGACAGACTCTTCTAAATACTCTTCTAAATAATCAGAAATACTTTCAACTAAAGTTGTTTTAAACTGATCTGCACGTCCACCTAATTCATTTTCATAGCGCTTAACTACTTTAATAAGCTTACTAGCATTGTTATGGTCAACAGCTTCAACTACTCTTTTAAGCTTAGTAGTATGATCTTTATCAATTGCACTTACTAAATCTTGAAGTTTTTCAGCATAAAGCTCATCTTGATTAGTTAATGCAGCTTCTACAGATAGCTGAATTTTTTCTTCGATAGCAGTCTCTATAGCCTTAACCGACTCTTCGGTTAGCACCTCTTCTGCTGTTTCGGGTAATGCTTTTTTCTTGCTCATGGTTTAAAAGAGTGGTTTTTCTGTTGCGGCGTTAATTTTCTTTGCTATTTTATCTTCAACGACGCTCTTTAAATATTTATGTGCCTTAGCATAATTTTTAGCAGAAATATGCTCAATAAACTTTGCTATTTTTAGTTTTTGTTTAGACATATTATTATTTATTAAATTGACTTAATAAAGCTAAGAATTCTGTCACGTAAAAAGGAATCTATTTCCTTTTTTGGCAACCTTTGCAGCGATTTTTCGAAATTTTCATAGACTTCTTCGTACTTATTGTCGTCTACCATTACCCATTGCTTAGATTCTAAGATACCGTTAACAAATGCTTTTGGGTAAGAAGGATCAGCTACACAGTCAATTGCTACAAGTTTCATGTTTTTAACAACGTTATGTTCGGATCCCTCTTCTAAAGTACCAAGTGCACGGGATGACATTCCAACTTTAACACCGTCGTTAATTAAAGATCTAACTATTTGACCACATGGGGTGGATAAAACTTTAGACTTACCAACAAATATATTACCATCTTGTGTTAGTTCTGTTACCATGTGACATGCTCTTTCGAGATCAACATCTGCAGTAGTTGGATGATTTAACTCTCCCATGGCACGTCCTGGTACAACCATTTCTTCGTTATAACGGGCAGCTTCTCTTACTAACTCATCTAGAGGGTACATACGATTGTTACGATTTACATCTTCAGCCATCATATAAGGGCCTTTTATATATAGATTAGATGGTGAGTTTCTATCTACTTCTTCTTCAATGTATTCGAACTCATCATCTATATCAGGTTTTTCTACAACCAGGTTAAGTTTCAATGCCATACAATTATTTATTCATTTGTTATAAATAAGCTCTTTTTCTGTCAAAATAATAAAGTCACACCCTATTTTCTTACTATATGTGCGCGCTGCTTCCCATTTTGCTTGATTTATAACATAAGCTCTCTGTTCATATAATAAATGTCGCCTTTTTCTATACTTTGTTGTAGGTGGTTTGGTTTGTTTTGAAGGCTTTATTTCTACTAAGTATTTTTTTAAATTATTACCTTCTAATATCTCTATGTAATTATCAACAAAATATCTATGTGCTCTATGATCTAATGGACTAATGTACGGTACTACAACGTTTTCACTGCCCCACTTTTTAACATTTGGGTTATTATCGCAAAATCTAAAAAACTTTAACTCTAGACCGGATCTATATATAGCCTTATTTCCAATAAATTTATCGGGATTATTAGGAGTGAAAATGCCTTGTCTCCATTTCCTCATCCTACAAAGAACATTGGTGGATCTGCATCTCCTAATCCTGGAGACGAACCAGTAAGCAGCTTTTCTTCAAGTTCAGCTTTTCTCGCCTCGCCTTTTTCTAGCATATCATAATTTAATGCGCCGCCGCCTAACAGCTGTACATTTCCAAACTTACCACGCACACGACCTATAGTTATCATAGACAACGCTAGCGCGTATTCATATATCCACTGCTCCATAATAACTGATCTAATAGGTTGTTCTAAATAACAACCTATCACTCCGTAAAATCTATCTCCACCTGGCTGGGGGTACATTTGCATGTATTGAGTTCTCGGATCAAATTTTACATCGCGTCGTATAGCTAACATTTTTTCACGTGTATCTATCCATTCTTTTAAAGTATACCAGGAGACTAAATCAAATCCATAATTACCCATTGCATAGCTAAAGTAGGTTTGTTGAGCTAGTGTCTGCTCTAATGTAAACAACGTATTAATGCCAGTAGTAGATCCTTCTTCAAAGTCTACTATATCAACAACTTTTCTATAATCCATTATATCGTAGTCGTAAACATTCTGGTAATTAATGGAGTTAGATGCTGATCCTTCAAATGTTATTGTGCTACGTTTATTTTCTTTAAACGAACCACTCAAGGCGAACGATGTAAGAGAAAGTGCAGGTCTCTCCCAGGCGTCATAACTGGTTATATTTGAATATATAGATTGGTCAAATAAATCAAATTTTTCTATACCAGAGCCGAAGGTAGAAGACAAAGCAGAAGATGAAGTAAAAACAGATGATAGTAGTGCAGATGTACACACAAAGATAGACTCCGGTGTGGTTCCGTAAAATTCTGCTCCAGGGCCTAGCGGATTAGTACCAGCTACTTTTTGCGCGTTTGTATCTAAATCAGTATTAGCTAGTGTATATAATAGATCTAATCTTATACCTTTATTAGTTTCATACATATTAGAGTCAAAAATTAAATACTCTCTTGTATAACCTGCATATTTTGTAAAATACTCTACCGCTATTTGAATGTTTTCGCGAAGTTGATCTGTATGTATTTCTAAGCTAACTAATGGGTAACCTAACGATCTTTTAATTCTATCACCGAGTCTATCGTAAGTTTCAATTTTACTATTTAAATTTGTCGATAAGAAAGCTGAAAGAGGTTGAATATTGCATGCAAGTGCCATAAAAATATTTATTCGCGAATAAATAATTTATATGTCAGCAGAAACAAATTACCCAACATCTAATACTGGAAGTGAATATTTCAACCTAAATGAATGTCATTCATTTGAGAGTACTCATGGCGGGACTGCTCTATACCCGCTTTCAACAATACCATGCTCACAGGTAACTATTTACAACACAACTGCACAGGATGTTTATATATACGATAAAAATTCACGAAAGACAGATGGCAGTGTTAATGATGAAAAGCGTATATTAATTAAAGCTGCTGCTGCAGCTACACCGTTACACGGTGTGACATTTATGGGGCTTACAAATGCTGATGAAGTTTCGGCTAAAATGGTCACGAATCCAGCTGTAGCAAATCCTCTCTGCTATAGAACACAGTTCTTTACTAGTAACCCATCACGTTAAACTGCAGCAGTTTCATCTGCATCGACTTCAGTTTCAGCAGCTACTTCTACTTCTTCTCCACCCACATCAGCGGGACCACCGCCGAATTCGGGTATGTCGGCTGCGCCGCCTCCTCCACCACCAACACCGCCGCCTTCACCACCAACAGCAACATCTCCTTCAGCGACTTCACCAGCGACCGCCATTTCCTTCCAAGCGGGTCCTGCTGCTTGTATTTGGCCAATCTCCCACATAAGTTCAGCATCTTTTCTAAGGAACTCTCTATTAGCTAATATGTCTCTATCTTTCCAGCCTAGGTATTTTTTCTGAGCATAAGTAGTAGAAACAAACTCATTACTAGCTAAGTCGTTAAAGTTCCTTTGTTTTAATTCAAGTCTTTGATTTTCCCTAAGTTCGTAAAAATTAGTAGGAACATTAAATTCAACTTCAATATTCTGTTCGTTGAGCTCAAACTTTTCAAATAATCCCATTAGGGTTAAATGAGTAATAAATCCTTTTCTAAGACCTGCAGCAAATCTTTGCTGCTGTCTCATGACAAAACGTGCAAATTTTAATTCTTCACGTAAAATTGTTGACCCGTCTGCAGATGCCTGGTCTGTAGGATCTAGTCTTGTTGATGGTACTTTAAGAGCTCTATATAACTTTTTAATAAAGTACATTAAATCAGCTAACTCGCCTAAGTTATCACCGCCGGGTAGCTGCGTAACTTGCGTGCCTTCAGATCCTTGTCTCTTAGCAAACCAAAATGCATCAAGCATTGACTGTGGGTTAAACTTTTTAACCACGTCGTCTTGATCCATATCAAATGTTTTTCTGGACCAGTAGTTTTGAATTAGCTTTTTAAGATAAGCTTCAGCTTTTGGAGGAGCCATATTACCCACATCAACGTTAAAGACTAATCGCTCCGGAGCTCTAACTAACCGATATATAACAATAGCATCCTCAATTAGTGATAACTGTCTATATGGACGTCTAGCATTCTCCAAAAACGGAATAACGAAATTTTTAGTTTCATTGTATACACCAGAATTAACATACATAATCTGGTTTTGATCCATAGGGATAAATTCTATTTTTTCAACTTTATCTGGCTGATGCTGACTAAAAATTGGCTTTCTATATAAATAACCCTTTACCAACATATTTTGAATATTATTATATACAGGATCAATAATTTCAGCTGGAAGGTTTATAACACCTAACACGCCATCTTCAACATACCCATCATGAATTATTTGTTCAAAATATACTTCACCTTCAACTAACAATTGTCTAAAGTATTGCCATCCCTTGTTTTTAAGATCGTAATATTCTACATACCTATGAAATTGTTTTTCAATTTCTTCTTTTTGGTCAATAGTAAGATCAATGTCTTTAAAATGTAAATGTGTAATCCAACCCGAATCATCTGGGTTAATAGTCTCGTCACAAATTTCATCTAAAGCATCAGCAACTTCAGAATACGCAGCCATTATCCTATAATCCCTTAATCTCCCAGCTTTGTCATCCTGTAAGTTTGCATACATAACATCACCAAAAGAAGAATCTTTTGCGAAGTCACCGATAGGAATATTATTATAAGGGTTAGAAGATGAAATTGAAGCTTTAGCTAGCGCTTCGGCTCTTCTCATACCCGCCTTTTTAAAGATCTTATATTTTGGATTTAACGCATCGTTTTCGCCTCTTCCATCAGTTGCATAAGGCAATCTATTTTGGATATATTGAATTAAATTTCTACCGAAAGTAGAAGCGCGTCCGTCGTTCGTTACATAAGAACTATTTTGATTTGAGCTAGTTGATGGTCCGGTTCCAGGCATCTTGTATATATTTATGCTAAGTGTATGATAGAGCTAGTGGCTTGGTGGGAGGTTGCCCAGCCGGCTTCATTAGCCGTAACTAATGTAAAGTTACCATGTCCACTTAATGTATTAGCAGGAAAGTAAAAACTTACAATATTATCATTAGCTACTGTAAAGTAAGAATTATCAAGTTGATACCCGCTTATGTCTGGCACGTTAGTGTCACCTGATGTAATAATTTCATAGTTGGAAAAGAATTGATCTGGAGCGCTGTTAACATTATTTGTGTTTTCAGCACTAAGATAAAAATTATTACTATAATCAAATCTTTTACCGTAAAGAATAAAGCTGTTATCAATTGTAGAAAGTATAGGTACTTCGTTTCTTAACTGAACCGCAGCTCCTGTTGCAGTGTAAAAAATATTAGTAAATTCCGGTCTGCCAGATACAGTAACCATCTCGGAGTAGTTAGTAGGTACAGTGTCATTGTATCCAGACAATGCCCCGTAGCCTTGTTGTTCGTAACTTAAATTATCTACAATCTCTTCTCTATCTAGCGGATTGTATATTCTGTTCCTTAAATCTACAGCAACAAAATTACTATCTACTTTATAAATTATACCTTGGGTGTCTTTTTTCTCTGGAAATAACCACCCTTTAATAGTAAAAGTAGTATCAACGGTAATTCTAAATTTATCACTATACGTAGTATCTGTAGGCGTATTATAATCGAGCTGCCCAGACCATAAAACTTCACTTCTAATTTCTTGGTCATATTCAGTTCCGAAAGCTTTCGGAACTGGCCAGGATAATATAATATAAGGGTTGTTATAGGGGGCAAAATTAGATACAATTTGATCAACGTCTTCCATATATCTAGCTAGTATTGACATACTAACTTCAAGATTTATTGGAACCGGCATTAAAAATTTTGAAACATTGTTCGGGTTCTCATCATACGAAGTTGAAATATATGAAGGTGCTAGTTTGTTAAACACCCTATCATTATCTCGTGTTATGCTTGTTATGTTAACCGCCACCGCGGGGAGAGTAATATTTTGAGCCTTGTTAATGATATCATACATTACTCTATGCTTTGGAGCAAACACATACCTAACTTCAATATTTGATTTTGCAGTTCTATCTTTATTCCACCGACTTATAACAACATCATCAAACGCCGCAATAAATTGCGTTAGGAGATTTTTAACTTCAAAATGAAATGCTCTTTTCTTCATTTGTATATATATTTATTACAAAAACCTATCGATGAAATATTTCGGGAGCTTATGCTTGTTGTTAACAATACTTTCTACGATAGCGCCGTCTAGTATATAGGTTGTGCAGTAGTCCTTTTTAGATCTTACGCCTCTACCGCATGATTGAATTAACGAGCATAACATTTTATTTGCATACCAATTAAAGTCGTCGTTCATAAGTCGCTCAATTCTTTTATCTTTTGTTGGTAAATATGGCGCCTTGACAATAATTTGAAATCTAGCTAAATCGTCTTTTAAGTCAACACCGTGAGACATGGAAGGTGATATTAGTACTGTTGGATCCAAACTACTCAAATGTTGTTGCAATATTTCTTCATTACGGATTCCTGGTTCTCTAATTAAAAATCTCGATCCAACTAATTTGTTTGATAAGAAAGATGTGATTGTATTATTATGTGTATGAATAATACCTTTATCATTTTTGTGATGCTCACAAATTTGTTTTATTTGTTCTACAACTTTTGGTAAACTGCGTTTTAAGTTATGATAATTTAGTTTAACTTTCGTGTTGCAATATATCGGGGAATCTTTTGCATTAAAAGTTGAATCAGCTTCCACATATTTAAATTGACCATGATCTATACCTAAGCTTTTGCAAAAGTTAGCTGGATCAATAATTGTAGCTGACATTAATATTACTTTATCTGCATACTTAAAAAGGTGATTTGATAGCTTATTAACCTTTAAAGGCATAAACGTAATGCCATCTTTTGTTGTTTCAAAAAGATATTCACTTTCGTTCCACGTCTCAATAATTAAAGAAAGTTTAGAGTGTAAATTTCGTAAACCAACAATTTGTTTTCTAGTTTCAACTAAGAATTTTTTATTGTTGGTATTACTTGTGTTGATAACATCACGAAGCTCGTCTATTCTGTCGCTTAAATCTAGTAATAGGTTATTAATCCATTTTACTACATTTGTGGTATTTTTTGAGTAAAACGGTCTTACCACTACGTCCATTTTACTTAACATTTCGAAATTAATAGTACAAGAAAATTCTTTTACTAATTGATCTTCTAATTCTGCAGCTTCATCACAAATTAAATACTGCCTTTTTTTTACATGATTTGGTAAAGAAAAAAACATATTATAGTTTAGTGCAGCAAATTTGTTTATTAGGGCATCTTTTCGATCATTATGATACGGGCACTTATGTCTCCTTCTGTGATCTTCTAATATATTTTTAGGCATAATTAACGATTCCATTTCAACGTCAATATCCGAGTCAATTGTGCTAATATAATTACTCTTACCTTTGAGTATTGTTGTACCTTCAAATAAGCTTTTATATTGATCTTGTAAAGCTTTTGTTATGGTTAACGCAAACGCACCAGCTGAATATTGCTCTTCACATTCTTCTTCATGCGTATAGTATCCAGTTTGATCAATCTTAAACGCTGTGTATGATGTTATTAGATCTTTAAAATCTTGCGATGGTTCATCCGAAGCATTAGCTAAAGTTTTTGATATAAAGCTTTTACCCGAGCCTGTTGGAGCATTACATACAACAAATTTATACCCATCTTGAAAAGCTTGATCGATATTTTTTAATAGCTTTACTTGAGAAGAATTTGGGGTATAATTGTCTGGAAAATTGTTTAAAAGCCCGCCTACCACACTTAATTATACTGTAGATTCTTCAGAAGGCCATATATAAACCAAGTTGTTATAGAGTTTGGATTTTGATGATGTGTCTAAGCATTTAACTTTGTTAATCTGTTTGTCTGGAACAAAAGAGCTTAAATGGTAGTTTAAAACTGCTTCTGTTTCGTTTTGTTCAGAATGAATTTTAAACGGATAGGGGATTTCGTAATTTTTAATTGATCCTTTATATTCTAAAGATAGATTTATATAATATTGTTTAACTTGAAAAATTTTTAAACGGCCTCTCTTCAGTACTTTTTTATCCGTTCTTATTATAATATCTCTTAATAAGAATGGCTTTAAGGAGTCTATAACACTTTCTAAAGAATTATTCATGAGTTCATAAAATCAAATTTTTGTTTCGATGACATTGGGTATATATTTTCGTTAAAGTATATCCAAAAATCATCATTAGCGGGTATTTCTTGTATTAAGTCGCATTGATACATGTTTATATTTCTATAATCCTGCATTAATATATCCCAAGCAACAGCTAGATCATCTGGTCCTAAGTAAGCTTTAGGTGGTCCCTTTGGAGCAAAGTAATTAAGAGAAATACGACCATTTACAGAGTTTAATAACTCTATAGAATTTGTACAAAGCATTCGTCTCGTAGGAGCTAGACCTGGTTTTTGTATCCTACGAGGGAATCTTACCTCACATACGTTAGTTTGTAAGAGTGGGTCAAGAGTCGCTTTTTGGACTATCATTTTTCTTTTTACATATTCCAAACATTCTTTCTTCGTTTAAGAATACGCCAGTTTTAACTCTACCTTTACCGGTAATAGATACACCGTTTATAGTAACCCCCATGTTGTTTGGAAAAACTACAACATCACCTTCCTTTGCGTATTTAGCATCAGGACCTGCTAAAATTACTTTACCCTTTCTCCAGGCCTTATTAAGGGCGTTTGTTGGAATTAAGATTCCATTACGTTCTATTTCACCTTCTTGTGTTTCGTCTACATACTCGATTAATAGAATATCATCGAAAATAAAACTCAACTCATAATCATCTATACCAAAATCACCTTTTTCCGGTTTAGATAAATCAATTAAGCTCTTCGTAGGTGCCAGATTATCAATACTTGCCATTGCCATATGGCTATTTAACTAAGTCGCTGTTTTAATCCAATCTTCTACCCTAATCTTTGCTTTCCAACCGAGAAGATTTTTAGCTTTATCTGTGTTAGCCAATGTATCACGCGCCTCACCGGCTCTAGCTGGAATAAACGTATAGTCACCTCCTACCATTTCAGCTATTTCTTTAATACTGTTGTTTGTACCGGTTCCTAAATTAATTACCTCCCCAACTGGTTTTTTGTTATTGAAGTAGGAGGCTAAAATATTAGCATTAACAATATCTGAAACATGAGTAAAATCTCGTGTTTGTGATCCATCACCAACAATAGTCAGCTTTTCACCATTATTTTTTTGTCTAATAAAAATACCTATTACAGGTGCATACTGGCCTTTAACAGGGTGCCGTTCACCATACACATTAAAATATCTAAATATAACTGTCTCTAATCCAAATAAATCAGTATACATTTTGCAGAGCTTTTCGCCAGAAACCTTTGTAACAGAATATGGATTTAAACAATCATCCGGCATAGTTTCAACCAACGGAATTTTATTTTTAAGCCCGTACGCAGAAGAAGTTGAACTATATATTACTCTTTTTACTCCGGCTTCTTTCGCGCATTGTAACACAGTGCACGTGCCAGAGGTATTGGTAAGTGTAGCTAAAACGGGATTTTCTAGCGTTGGTTGTATTCGCGATTCTGCAGCTAAATGAAAAACACAATCAACTCCTTCATATAGAGGACGAGTGTGCTTATAGTCACAAATATTTAATAAGTGTTTTTCAGCGCGTTCATTATAATAAAACTGTTCATTTGAATCAGCTGATTCATTATCAATAATGATTACTTTGTCGTAGCTACCAACAAGTTTGTCTACTAAATTTGAACCAATAAACCCGGCGCCCCCGGTTACAATTGCTTTACTCATAGTTATCTAGATACATTTTTATCTCTCTTACAGATATATTTTTATTTTTTGCAATTGCAGCTAAATCTACTTCTTGCTCCTCTTTTTTCTTTTTTTTGATGTAAGAGATTTTTTTCCATTTAAGTCGAGGAATTAAATGGTAATATAATTTATACGCATCTTGCTTATTATCAAATATACTTCCGAATTTATTAAGTGTTTCATTAGTAAACACACACATATCGTTACTATAAAATGACAGCCATCGATTAAAAAGAAATGGCACAAATGCTTGTTCACCTTCTGTATCTAAAAACTCAGCATTATCTTTTTTAGAATAAAATAATTTATTTTGTAGTTGGAAAAAATTCATACAATAACTTTCGTCGTTGCAGTAAACTGATCAGCAACTTCAGCATTAAAATATTCAACAACAGTGTTAATAAAAAAGTTAGCTGCTTTTTTGTCTAGGTTTGAAGAATAAGCAAATCCTGGTGCTTTATCTCCAGCTACAATATTAATACCGGTATGACCTAAAGCAATACCATCTTTAGAGTATGTAATTGACACACTTACTTTACCCGACTTACGAACCTTTTCATCACTACCAATAAATTCATCCTGCACCATAAGATCATCACCCTCAACAACAATAGGCTTGTTGATAATACTAGCTAATATGTTTGCTACTGCTGTATTAAACAAGCGTTGAAATGATACAGCACCCAGTGGATCTAAGTTAGGAATTTCCCAACAAAAATTAATAGCATCTTGACTATGAATAAAGTCATCGCTTAGAGTATCTTCAAGATCGATAAGAGCATCCTTTACATACATTGGTGCTCTAAACGCAACAATATTACCATATGGTGATACTTCTTTTCGAAAATGCTCATAAGCGAATCGCTTATGAATTAAATTACCGTCGTAAACGCCCTGCTTAATAACCATACTATAGTATATACTATGTTTGATTATTTTCAAGTAATGGTATTAACATTTATATGTTACCATTAATTTTCTTTGTGATAATGTATTTTTCCACTCACCCCTTTTAATATAACCTTCTAAGTTATTAATCTCCACATTAATTTTACCTTCAAGCATTGTAGGGTTTAAGTGGTGAGTATAAAACAAATTAGTACAAAAAAGGGTTTCTATGTTTTTAGAACAGAGTGCTGCTGCTATAGCGAACGTCCCTACGCCTGAAGTAGCTAGATTTTTAGCTCTTAAAAGCAAAGAAAAGTCTTCTTCAATTGAAGAAGATACTACTTTTACTTTTTTATTCTTTTGTAAATGTTTTATTACGGGATTAGAAAAGTCCTCTGCTACTATCAAAACTGATTTAAAATTTTTAAATAAATTCTCATAAAAGCAAAGAGGGTTCTGGACCATCATTCCTGGAAAATTGTCAATCTCACCTTCAAATCCAACATAAGCTGGGTTAAAATCAAAAATATCACCGCCACGTATATGAACAACGAGAGTTGAACTAGGAAGAGGATCTTTTAGTAATGGTATCTTTAGCCGTGGTAATATAAAAGTTTCACAAATATCTTTCCTCTGCGAATTTAAATCACTAATATCACAAAACATTATATCGTCCTTAATATAGCAGGGCTTATCACAATTTAAATCTTTTATAGTAAAAAATGGAGAGGAAATATTAGATTCTGTTCCAAAATTTTCAGAAAATTCTTCTATAAAACTATTTGGCGGGGAATGAAAATTAAAACCCTTTAAGCGACAAAAGTATATAGCATTAGATATTGATTGTATATTGTTACCAGTCCTTCCAAACCAGGGTGTAGTAATAGTGTAGTGCATTTTAGCTATCTTCAAGCTGCGACTTTATCCATTTATACGTTTTTTCTATACCTTTAGATAATGGATAATTTGGAGCCCATCCAATCTTTTCTTTAATAAGTTTGTTGTCTGAATTTCTACCGGCAACACCCAACGGACCATCAATATGTTTTTTAGTTATATTTTTTCCTTCAACGCTACTGGCAATATCTACTAGCTCATTAATTGTAACCATCTCATCGGAACCAATATTAACTGGTTCGCTAAATTCTGATTCCATTACACGTCGTATACCCTCAACACATTCATCAATATATAAAAAGCTTCTTGTTTGTTCTCCGGATCCCCAGATTTCAACTTCGCCGTTAGACTGAATTACTTTTCTACAGATAGCCGCCGGAGCCTTTTCTCTGCCACCTTCCCACGTGCCTAATGGACCAAAGATATTATGAAAACGAGCAACTCTAACAGGTATATCATAGTTTCTATTATATGCTAAATATAACCTTTCACTAAAGAGTTTTTCCCATCCATACTCTGAATCAGGATCTGCTGGGTATGCAGAAGATTCTTCACAGTTAGGATTTTCTGGATCTAACTGATTGTGTTCTGGGTACATACAAGCGCTGCTACTGTAGAATATTTTTGTCTTATTAAGACCTTTATACTCATTATATTGTTTTACAGCATTTAAAATATTAAGATTAATAGTAGCAGAGTTGTGCATAATATCAGCGTCGTTATCTCCTGTAAAAATAAACCCAGCTCCGCCCATATCAGCTGCTAACTGATAGATTTCATCGAAAGGTTCCTTATACTGTTCCGGAACACTTTTATAAAAATTGCCCATCTTACCATCAAACCGAATAGCTCGATTGCAATTATTAGCGCTTCGTAAATCACCTACATTTCCATAGACAAATTCATCTGCTTTTGTTTTACAAAACTCAGGATATTTTAAATCAACTCCTCTTACCCAGTAACCATCATCTTTAAGACGATTAACTAAATGATTTCCAATAAATCCACCGGCTCCTAATACTAATGCTGTTTTCATTTTAATTCCAATATATAATCTAATACTTTACTATCAAAAAACTTTTTACACAACTCTGCATTAGGTATAACACAATGGCCACCAATTTTTCCGTTTTTAGGCGGGTATAAAACAGGTCGAACAACGTTGTCCATTCCTAGTTTTTTATAACCTTCGTTATAAGTTCTATTCCACTGCGTTGCAACTTCATCGTAATTTACATCGTAGTCGTTACAAAGCTTGTTAATGTCATTATGAAACGCGATACACATACCGTAGTAGGTTGTTGAAAGAATTTTAGCTAATTCTGTTGCGGTAGATCCATTAAAGACCGTGTATCTAATTTCTAGTTCATTATAGTGTTGTTTTGTTAGTTCAACTGCACGTGCATCTTCTCCACCTATACACTTGACAAAAGATTTTAACCCTTCATATAAATTTGGATGAATACCTCTTACAGGAGAATGTACAACTTTAGCCTTTGTTATTTCGGTAATTAATTTTGTTGTTCCGGGTGTAACGGTGCTATGAATAATAGTAAGTGTAGGAGAATAAGTCTCAATATATTGAGATACTATTTTGCTAAATTGCCGCTGGTCAGTAAACGGAATAGCTATATTTAAAATGTCTATATTACCATTTATTTGATTTATTTTTTTACCGGTATCAACAATGCTTATTTTAAAATTTTTACCAAGATAGCATTTTTCTAATGACTCGCCTATTTCACCGTATCCAATAATCCCTACATCTTTCATGAACTATAATAATTAATTACATCATTAATAATATAATCAACATTATGTTTTGCAACCCAGCCAAGCTTGTCGTTAATTTTTTCGGGATTAGGAATTTTGTCCCAAGCTTCTTCATATAAAGGACCGTGAATAGTTTTCGGGTCTACAAAAGTAATATCTGATTCTGTTTGTGTTTTTCTTTTTACTATTTCAGCCATTTCTAAAATAGTACATTGATTATCCGGGTTACCGACGTTCCAAATTTTATTAAAATCAGATTGAGACGTAAGATATATACCGTTTACAATGTCTGTAACATGTGTAAATGCTCTAATTTGTTTACCGTCATTAAAAACAGTAATGTCATCTTTATTTAAAGACTGCGTTACAAATGTAGGAAGAACAAAACCACCATCTTTAAGTTGACGAGCGCCACTTATGTTAAACGGCCTTATAATTTGATACTTTAGATCACTTACTTTAGCAGTATTAGATAAAACAATTTCTGCTAAAAGTTTTGCAATACTGTATTCGTTTCTAACTTTAAAATCACCTACAAGAAGCTTGTCATCTTCTTCTTTAAGAAGAACAGCTTTTTCTCTATAGCCATAAATCTCTGATGTACTAACAAATACTAAAGGGCAATTATTATGTTGTGCTCCTTCAATAGCCCAGTAGATGTCATCCAAAATATATTTCGCCATCTTACCGGAATGTTTAAGAATTCCTGCTGGTCCGACTGGACTAGCTAAGTGTAAAACTAAATCGTATTTTTCTAGATCGGTCCATTTTACATTTAAAATATCGTCTTCTATTAATCGAACATTATCTAATATCGGATCATTATTTTTTACAACTGCAGTTGAAAAATTGTCAATAACTGTAATATCGTATCCTTCTTCTAAATATTTTTCGATAGAGTATGTGCCTAAGAATCCAGCACCGCCTGATATAAGTATTTTTTTCATAAATTATTTTCTATAGTTTTAATTATTTCTCTAGCTCTTGCTTCTGTTGTTCCAACATTATTTAACCACTCTCTTTGTTTATATAAATAGAACCAATATTCATCCGTAGGTTTATTGTTTACAACTAGTCTATTTGTTATATCGTCTAATTCTTCCTTAGTCGAGTAGCTCAAACACGGAAGACATTGCGGTGAACATAACGGATGTTTTTTGTTATAATCTTTAAAAAGAAGGACCGACCCAGCAGCTATTATCTCATAGTGCCTCAAGCAATCCCATCCGCCTTTTTTACATGTTAACCCAAACCAAGATCTACTTAAATCATCATAGTATTTTTCTTCTTCGGTAAATTTATGGTGTGAAAATCCCCCACCTATATCACTAACCTGTTTAAAAATTGAATTATCCGGAGCAGTTTTTTGAAATAGTTGGTCCTTTTTCGTCAGATCTATAGATCTGATTCTATGCTTTGGTATACCGAAGCCAGTTGGGTAGACTAATTGTAAATTATCTTCAACTAATTCTCGTTTAAAGGATTTTTGAAACTGGGAACCTATAACTTCTAATTCTTTGTCTCCTTCTTTAATTGTTATTTTTTTAGGGGCATGCCCGTGTAGATCATGTCCATCTAAAACCCATATATTTCTATTAATAGCTAGTTTATTATATTCTGCGATACTCTTTTCACCGTACATATGACCGCAGCCATATAAGATAGCATCAAACTCACCCAGTGTTCGATCTTCTTCAGATAAATCCTGTATTGGCTCTGTTAATAAGGTAAACCCTCTACCATGTAGAGTATCCTTTTTTGTATCGGACCAATCATGATACATTACCTTTTTTCGAGGATAATCAATACACTGTTTTCCAAGTAATGATCTTAATCCATGTAAGATAGATAGTTCTAGTAAGTCACCCTGCTTAGTTGGGTCAACAGTAGGTACAAATAATAATTTTAACTGCGATTCTTCTGTTGAAGATGGTTTCATAAGTTTTGGTTTATTCTTGTTACGCGTCTATAATTTTTCTGTTAGCTAGTATACTACTCCCCGACGGTCCGGACCCAGGCCCGCCAAAATCGATATTTAATTTAGAGTCACCCCAACTAGTCCAGGAGCTACTAATGTTTTCTCTAGGTTCCCCTAAAAACATATCCCAATGTTGATATGTCTGCTCGGGCATAACTCTTAAAACATGATTATAATTATTGAGGTTCCACTTGCTCAGCCAATGTGGAGTTGAGCTATTACCGCCTGGAACATTTAATGGGGATTTCCACGTGTAATCATATGTGCTTTCTTGACTCTCATATAAGGAAAGATTTGCTTCTGCAAGTCTAAAAACCCAATCTCTATCTTCCCAACCGCCATGAATAAATCTTTCATCCCACCAACCTATTTTTCTTATAAGTTCCTTTGCAAATCCCATAAACCCCACATTATATAAAAAAACGCACGATGTTCCTTGTTGTAAAAGCTTAATCATCTTTTCAACCTCATCTACAGTAGGAAATGTCCTATCATTTATTAGGATTAACCACTCCGTATGTGATGTAGCTATAGAATGATTTATTAATTGTGAATAGGAAGAATACATACCCGGGTATCTATCTATTCTATTGTTCCAATGAACTTTATATTTACTTTCAAGCGGTCGAAGGGCTTCTATTTGCTTATCTGTTACATCTCTGTTACATCCACAATGTAAGCATATCGTAAATTCTTCTATTTTCATATTGGATATTTTTGAGTATACTCATCAAAACGCCATGGCTGTCCGCCTGCAAAATGTCTAAATATTGTTTTGTCTAACGTGGTTTTATTAATATTGTATTTAGCAATGTTAAGATCGCCGGTTTCATCATGTAGCTGTGTTACATTCCATTCAGTAGGCAACACGTTTACATTTTGTTTAAGCTCGTCAAGTGAAAAGATTGTATGTTCTGTAGGGTATGAATGAAATCCTAGGTTATCTAAACCATAAAACGACTCCCAGCTATGAGGCTTAATACCAGCGCAAGTATAATACATCTGTTGATCGGCAATATGCCATTTACCTTTTTCGTTATTATGCTCGTTAAAAAATTCGTATTGACTTACCTTAAGCCATCTTTCCCTGTCAATAATAGCGTTAATAAGCTTACGTGAAAAATCGTTAATTTTTAATGCAAAGAAGCCAAAACAGTGTGTGTTGCCTGAATCGATTGCATATGAAAATCCTTTATCTGGCTCAAAGTGCTGATCCATCTCTTTAATAAAAACATCAGCATCAAAATTATATAAAATATCACCATCATTTAATTTTCCTTCATCGAGAAGTCTTTTAAACAATAACCACCGATTAAAATGCATATTTTCACGTACATCAAACTCCGGATGTAATATTTGTATTTTAAAATTATCGTTATTAAGTTCTACAAATTTCATTCCATGCATTTCTGCATATTTTGCAAAACGAGATCGAATAAATTGCTCATAAAGTGTCTGTCTATGATCACTATATAATGCAAATGTTGTTAAGAATTTTTTCATAAGCTGTACATATAGTTTTTCTTATCTCCCTGAAAATGTAATCCAAAGAATTGAACTAATTCGTCGTTATAATTAGTACCAAATATTTGGTTATCAATCCTACGCAATCTCTTTATACCGTTCTTCATTTCATATTCATCTGGTATATTATTTTGGGGCATGCCAATGCCTCTATCGAAAGCCCCACCATTAATGTTATACAAATTTTTACTACCTTTATACCAATGATACATTACTGTCATATCACATATACCACCACCGGTTTTTGTTTTCATATGCCACTCCCATTTAGGTAAAAGAATGTCAATGTTATTTGTATAAACGTCAATAATATAGTTACAAAAATCTTCTAAACCATCTTTCGTCCATATTGAAAAATGCGCACAGGTAACATCTTCAAATTTATTCTGCTGTTCTGGTCTACACGCTACACATTTTTCTTTATCTAATATGCTTTCAAAATCTAATGGCACTAAAAAAACAGCATCTGAATCACAATACAAAAACTTATCAATATTATTTTCTTTTACATATTCTAATATTTTAAAAAAGCGAATAAAGCACAATCTTTCAAACATATCTGCATTATAACACATATGCTTATACACATTATTAAACTCCGGACAATCTGTTCCTTTAATAGTAATTAAATCCTTAAATATTTTTTTGTTAAGCTCTAAGCTTTTTTCTAAATACGGTACAGTGTTGGGTTGGTAATAAAATAATGGGAGATCACTTTTCATCTTGTAAATGTCTTAATATGTTTTTACTAAATCCTTCCATTGAAAAATACTCTCTGTATATCTCTTTGCCTTTTTCTAGCATTTTTTCTTTTTGTTCTTTTGTATAAGATTGTAGCCGGGTTTTTAAATTAGGTATATCTTTTTCTTCCACCAATACACTAAACTCTGTCCAATCTATATACTTTTTAAAGGGTAACCATTCCTCATCATATACAAGAACAGGAATTGATCCTAATTGCATCACCTCGTAAAATCTAAAACTGTTTTTTCCATACCCGCGAGGCGCTAAACAAAATTCCGAGCGTTGAGATATGTCAATAAACTCTTTAAAGTTGTCTTGTGGTACTTCAGCTGTCCAGTAACGAGGTTTAGAAAAATAAAAATCCGGATCGTCAGCATAAGTCTGATACAATGTTACTCGGCACTGCGCATTATTGGAAATGGATCCCACAAAAGAACAAAAAATATCTTTATCCCGTGGTGTAATAAGATCTTTTTTTAAGGGTGAACAAATTAAAGGTAGAGGTATACCATTTCTATTACCCCCGGCTTCAAAGCTTAAAGTGCCTTGAGGTAATATTTCATTAACGGCATCATCATGCTGCGAAACAGTAAAATATTTTTTATCTTTCGGGAGATAATTTAAATACGGCTGTAACAACTCTTTATTTTTACTCGTTAAGTATACATTTGTCCAAAAAATAGGTATCAAAGTAAATCCTGTTTTATCAAATTCACCTTTATTTTGAATATAGTATTTGTAAAAATATTCTTCCATATAATCCCCTTCATGATAAGGGGGATATGTCGGGTAATCTGCCGGGACTCTTAGGTTTTTAAAATCAACTTTCATATTAATAATTTCTCTGCATTACCCAGATGGGAGATTGATATGTTTTTATT